ATACGCTCTGGAATATGATAGCCATGATAGTCTATATACACATCGGTTTCTAGTTCTGGGTCATAAGCTAAGATAGAACCTTTGAAATGCCTTTTCATTTTCTATTCTCCTAGTAATTTAGTTAGCTCTTGGCTACGCCTACGTTTACCTTCTTCTATTGCAAACTCTATTAACCTCTTAGTATTTTCATCTAGTATATCAGAGGAAGCCATGAAGTTTAATCCTCCATTGCAATTATAATATGCTCGCGTGCCTCCATCGGTCTCTTTTAAGAAGAAGTAAGGTTTATTTAAGGGCATTTTAGTTAAGCCTTTGTCCTTTCTCTATAGCCATCATAGCTTCCATCTCTGACATTATAGTTAGGAAGGAAGAGAATGCTGCTGCCATATTATTCCTGAAGTTCTCAGATTCCATGAGAGGTCTTGAGGCTTCCTTAAATGTTTCACCATTGAAGCCTTGGAAGGAGGAGAGGAATCCTTGACAGAAGCCATTACAAAAGGCAGTAGCTTGTGTGTTAATAGGAAGATCTTCCATGTTAGGGAAATCTTCTGGGGAAATCTTACCAAGATCTTTGCTCATTTCTAATCTCCTTTCTTAACAAATCTTAATAAAAAATCCGAAGGTTCTATCTGGAGTGACTTTAGGTAATCCTAGCTTAGTAGGATGCCCGTCAAAATATATTTCACCATCACATCCTACTACACTATGTAAACTATCAGAGAATCTAGGACTTTCATCTGAAATCTCATGATAGATAGGTTCTTCTATGCCTTGTTTGACTCTCCAGTCCTTAATGTCAAAAGCAGGCACACAAAAATAAGCTAATCCTAAAGGTTTTAGAAAATCTGCTAGTCTTTTATTAAAAGTAATATTGTCACAATTATCATATAAAAAGTGTGGAACCTCTTTAATAGGAATTTCTAGCAAAGAAGCTATTACAGATCGGAAGCAGTCTCCATAAATACCTTCTTCTGGTTTATGTGGAAATTCTTGATCTTGTGGAATCATTTTATTCTCCTCATTTCATTACAATATTAACAGTAACATAGGGTTCATTCATTACCATGAGCTCTTCTTCTTCTTTGAATGCCCATACTGCACTATTCCTACCATTATTCTGGTGTTTATATTCACCACATTTGTAGAAGTTATTAGGGAATTCTTTCACCATAGCCTTAAGATTAGAGGCAATGCTTGTGGGGTTATATCCTAAGTACGTAGCAATTTGAATTGATGATGCCCTATAATTAGGGAAGGTCATTATAGCCTCACTATACCTAGTGAACCTATTAGCTTTGAAGGTAGCTTTCCTTTGTGCTTGAGATTCCCTACAATCATAGGGCTTCTTTACATAGCAAGGCTTTGCCTTAAGACCTTCTACCTTTCTAAATAGAAGTTCTATTAGGGGACATGGGAAGGAGGAAATATAGAGATCAGGAGAGTAGATCAAAGCAAGCTCCTAAGAGGAAGGCGGCGATGACAGCCATTATGGAGATGATAGTCTCAAGCTTAGAGATTTTGGGGGCTTCTACTGCGAAGGGAATCTCAGGATTAGGATCAGTCCTGCTATACTTTACAAGCTTAAGATGATTAGGGAGAGCACTTCCGATGATAGGCTTCATAGTAGTTCCTTCTTTGCGTTGTAAAAGATTAAGTAAAACTCCTCCCGAAGGAGGAGCAGAACTTAATGTTCTGGGTTACGCTTGTTTAACAACACGGATTTGCACGTTCTCATACTCTCCACCACCAGGCTTCGGTGACTTCTTAATAGAGATACGGCAATGGAAAGATGCACCCTTGATAGAAGCCATCATGTCACCGAGGGTAACACCGGCGGTATCAGAAACATCCATGATCTCACGAGCACGCTTCTTAAAGAAACTCAGACCTTGTTCAGTGGCCGTGAAGGTTTCAGTAAAGAGAGTACCATTAGGAACAGGAGGTTCATCACCTGAGAGGGAGATCGTTTCCAGAACAGAATAGGTAATCTTGATGCGTTGCTTCTCTTCATTCTCCTTATTCTTATACTTGTCGATCTTAGCGTCATCTACCTGAATAGTATATTCGCCAGCCGGAGGATTCTGAAAGTCTGCTGCCTCTTCGATGCTATCCAGAGTCTCATTAGCCATCGTTTCCAGATCAAGAACTTGAACTTCGCTCATAATATTTCCTTCTTTCATTTTACTAAGGTTAGTGTTACTAAGAATCTCTGTCTTTCCAGAGTGTCATGCTTCTACTACAAAAGTTTATCTGCTATCCTAGACATTGCATAAGTAAGTTTAGCATTTGCCATAGCTAGTTCAGCAGCAGCCTTGGTTAAATCTACAATACTATCCTGTCTAGTATATAAGAATTCTTTCTTTGCTGCCTCCTTTCCTTGGCATATACCAGCATTCTTACCCATAGCATATGATTCTATCTTAGCATCTTCTAGTTGTTTCTTTGAGATTGTCATGATGGGATGATGCCTCCTTCTACGAGAATTGCTTCCATCGTAAGTTCCTTACTCTTCTCAATGGCTACATTCACTCGACTACCTGTAATGTGATTAGCCTTATAAGTAGAGGAAGAACCTGCTGCGTGTCTGCCCATCTTGATTTCTACGTAACAGACTGTTCCGAAATACTTACCTACCTTAGAACAAAATGCCTTTGTTCCAACTAAAGGAAGAATCTTATCTCTCTTAATTCCATTAACCTCCTCTTCCAAGATTAACTCATGTGTAATGAGAACGAAGTTTGTATTAACTGCTGCTTGGATAGTGGAGAGAATATCTCCTAGCCATTTAGTAGCTAGACCATATTCATCCCATCCAGGCTTGAACTCTACTCCCTTGCCAGCACATGCCATATTCAGTGCAGAATCTCCTAGCTGTGAGCCTGAGTCAATGACAATAAGATCTTCGTGAGTACAATCCTTGAGACAGAAGGTCATGAAATTCTCAGGCTTCTTACAGTCTATCTCAACACATCCTACTTTACCATGTTGATGACAGATATTGATGGGAGTCTTAGAACTCATAATCTTAAGTACTGTCTCGATACCTCTAGGAACTTCTCTAGTGTCTGGGATTCTAATAAGGACAATCTTTTCCATCTCCTGTTCTGTAAGACCCATGTGAAGGAGAGTTTCAGCTCCATTCTCCAGATCAATCCAGAAGATTCTCTTGAGAGAAGGAATCTTGGCCGCCGTTCCAACTAACCTTGTTTTGCCTGTCTTAGCTGGACCGTATATCAGAATCGAGTGATTCGGCTTGACTGTCGTTATCGCTTTCGCTAGGTCCGATAGTTTCATTTTCTTCTCCTGCCCTTCTTGCAAATGCAAAGTTTTCATGTAAGGCTGCTACAATCTTAATAACCTTATAACCTTCTAGGTAGAATTCTGCTTGTTCTAAACAGTCTGCAAGGAGAGCCTCTTCAAATGAAGGTAATTCAGTACCATTCTGTGTCTTGTAACAGATATTAATTTTAAGTTTCATTTCTATTCCTTCTCTCTCTTTTCCTTATCCTCTTTTTGTTTCTTAGAGGGATGCTGGAAGGGTTGGTTAGCTGGATTCTTAGGATGATTCTTCCACAACATTTTATTTCTCCTCTTTCAAAATAGACGGAGAAGTTATAGCCAGAATCTTAGCCTGCTCTTCTTGTCCCAATGACGCGAGGAGGACATTACGAAAGGAGTTCTTCATATTCTTTTGGTATCCCTTAGCCAAGGTTTTAGTAAGTTCTGCATTCTCCTTCATCCTCTTAGTATGTTCTTCGAATGAGACTTTACAAACAATCCACTTATACTGAACATCATCGTTAGGAGTGATATCCAGATCATCATCTACCTTAGTAACAACTACAACCTTAGGAACTTCAGCCACGACTACAACAGCGTAATCTCCTACTTGAAAATCTTCCATTGTAATGTAGGTATATTCTTTATCAGAGAGACGATAGTTCTTATCTCCCAAACCTAGATTTATAATAGAGCTATCAGAGTCTTTATAATCTTTGAAGAATCGAACTCCTACAGTCTTAGCGTCGTCACGAATGAAAGCAGCAATGTTCTTATCCATTTTGTTTCTCCTAACTTCTTAGTTGTTAATGCGTGAAAGGTGGTTTGTAATTACATCTGAAAGAGAGAAGTTGAAATCATATTCCTTATCATCTACAAGGGGAGGAAGATAGGAATCTAGTCCATGAAGCTGACAAGTTCCTAGTTGAGGACAAGGACGCATATAGTTTAAGCAATTGTGTCCCCTCATTGGAAAGACATTCAAGAGAAGCATTTGTTCTAACCTATTAACATCCATCTTGATAGTTAGAAACCAGTTGAAACGATCTACTAAGTTTTTATTGTAAGGGAGGACATGAATCTTAGGAGTATAGCCATTGCCTGAACCAAGTTGTCCTACGAAATAGATAACCTCGTAGTCTGCTTTCTCCTCTCCTGCTATGGTATCAAGAACAATAGAATAGCCTAAGGCTTGGCCGGAGTTCTGATAAATTGCATCTAAGGAATGCAAGTTAAGGGAAGTTGTTTTAACTTCTAGGATTGCATACTTCCCAGTATATTTATTCTTGAGAACTAGGTCAATGTATCCTACGAAGTAGAACTTCTCATCTATATCCAAACAGAATGAAAGTTCTGAAGAAGGTTTATTGTTGAAGAAGGCTACTTCGTAATCCTCTAATAGATTATCGAGAGAGGAAAAGGAGTTCATAAGCAGGTTTAAGGCTACTGTCTCTGTTCTCTTCTCATCTTCTAGGATAGGGAAGTAAGCTTTCCATGCCTCAAAGATTGCAAGATCTTTATCCTGAGTTACAAGATAGGTGGCAACACCTAGGCCAAAGCTCTTACCTAATACTGTGGCTGGATAATCTTCCTTAGGGGGAGCACCTTCCATTAGGCGTTCTAATTGGAACTTCCTCTCACAAGTATGGAAGAGATCGAATGCAGAATGTGAGAGTCTGATCTTTCCAGTATGGTTAGAATTCATCATCTATCTCCCAGTAAAACTCATACATAACATCTCTATCTTTTCCTGAGAAAGTTCTTGATATGGAGAGGATAGTATGTTTGGAAGAAATGCTTTCTTTTCCACGCATCACACTAATACTATTCAGATAAGCACGAAGAATTCGTTCTGCTCTCTTATAATCTTTCTGCGTAGCAGCAATCTCTAGGAAGCTTACTATCTCTGTCATCTTTCCTAGTTCAGCTTCATACATATTAACTGTAACTGGATTTGTACTCATGTCTATTCCTTCTCTCTTTATTTAATAAGGTCTGAAATCATCGTCATCTTCTTCCATATCTATTTGAGTATCTATCCAAGCATGTCCTCCAGTAGAAGAAGAATTTAAGGCTGATAAAGATAATAGATCAGCACAAATAGAGTCTCCATTAACAGCTTGCTTTCTTATCATCTCTATTTTAGCTAATCTCTGAGCTTCTTCATAATTCTTTTTCTTAAAAGTCTTCATCATCTAGGGCTGCTGCTAGTTCAGAAGCAGTGAGTGCCTTCTGTTTAGGTTTCACTGTCCTCGTCTTAGGAGCAGAAGCCACAGTAATATCTACATGAGTGATCTTCCTAAGGGTAGCTACGAGTAGGCCAATGTCCTCTTCTTTAAGGAAAGAACAAGCAGCAGGATTTTCCATAATAGCCTGCTTAAGTTCTCGCATTTCATCCTTCAGACTCTCTTCCCCAATATCAATCAGGGCTTTGATTCTAAGGGAGATTTCTTCTGCTGCAACGACGGGGCTTTCACTTACTAACATTTCTTTTCTCCTAAATTAAAAATCACCATCTGGAATGATAACTTCTTTTACTTTGATAGTGCCTCGACGAGAGAGGATGATCTTAAGCTGAGTGTATGTTCCTTCCTGTTCCTCTTCCTCATTAGGTGCATAAGGGAAAGTTAGGAAGCTGAGGTTAGAAGGATCAGGGAGAAGCCCATCTTCTTTCATCTTAGCAGCTTGCTTTGCCTTAGCATTCTTCAAGCCTGTCTTAACTCGTTCAACTTCTTCTGTCGGGATGACGATAATGATTTCATCGTTCATCATAACAGTGGTTAGGATTTCCTCAAAGGAAAGCTCCTGTTCTTCATCAGTCATAATGTTTCTTCCTTTTATGTATGGGGAAATTTCAAGATACAGTTTATAGCGAACTGCGAAAATTGTCAATCGAAAAATTTCCTGAGATAATATCCTCAACATCCTTCTGATAGTAGCCTGGAACACTCAAGCATATAGAAGAAATACTACAGTATAACTTATGCAATTCATGAGCACTTCGTGGAGGATTATGAATCATGTAGAGTTCAAATATCTTCTGTTGATTTAATGGTGCGAAGGTATTAAGCACATACACATGGTCTTTTAGAATGAATTCTCGAAGAGGTAGGTAATCTGCATAGAGGAGATAAGGATATTTAATTAGGAGGGAATAGAAGGAGATGAAGAGGAGATCTTTCTTATAAGAGGGAAGATATTTATCTCCTGTAACTATCCCGAATTTAAGATCTTCTATGTCATCACTTCCTTCTAGGACTGGCGGGGGATTATATGGAGAGCCAGGAGGAGAAGCTCTCACAATATCCTTATCTTTTTCTATGATGGGAGAAGGAGTAGAAGCAAGAGCCTTCTTTCTTGCTAAGATTTCAGCTATGCCCATGCTTATATCTCCACATCATCATAGTTCTGCTTCGCAGATTCAGGAAAGAAATGAGGAAGCCCATAGTTCTCAGCACATATAGGACCATATCCCCAATATACAGAAGCTTTCTCAATCAGTTCTCTTCCACAGAAGCAACAGCTACCATACTTCTTTCCTGCTATAGCTAGGTTAATCTCAGGCTCATAATAAACCTTTTCTATTAAGGCTCTGAGAACATTATCACAGAAATACATCTTAAATATATGTTCATTAGTATTCTTATTAAAGTCTATTCTACCTTGATACTCTCCATCAATCTTAACTGCTACATACCCTGTACCCGTGAGATACATTCTTACTTTACTATTGTTGTAAGGAAAGGTAATGGAAGGATACTTGAGATTACGAGAAGCATGTTTGAACATACCTAAGAGATTCATACTAGTTTCTAAATTAGTCATTTTCTTTTCCTTCTTTCTAGGTTATATGTTTTTGGTACAGAAGATTTCAATCTCAGGAAGTAAGCCACTGTTAAAGTAGGCTATCTTCTCATCAATAGAATCTCCTTTGATTCTTGGATTATTGATAGCTTTAGAAACCATGAAGTCCTTAGTTATGAGGATACACTGTTCCTTAGCCCTTGTTACTGCTGTATAGAGAAGCTCTCGGAAAGCCATTACTGAGTGATCTTTATGAAGGACAATAAAGACTTTCCTCCATTCACAGCCTTGTGCTTTATGAATTGTTAGGGCATAACCTAAGGTGAAGAGAGCAGGAGCATAATCTCCTACTGCATCAAGTGTAATCTCTTCATCTGTTTCCATCTTCAGAGTTACTATGTGACTAGCAGAGCGAAGGAGATCTTCTTTAGCACCTTCTTCCATCATCTTCTCTAGGTCAATGTTCTCATATCCTGCACCGAAATCATCTTCTCCTTCTTCCTCATCTTCATCCCCGTTAATATAAGTTCCGAAGCGAGTAAGATTAACAGAAGCAGGAAGAGGATGTTTGCCATGATATTCCATGTTCCTGTTAATTGAGATAATCTCTCCTACTTGCTTGTTATACATTACCTTATCGCCAATAGCTAGGTAATGCTTAGACATACCAGCAATAATCTCATGCACTACTGCTTTCCTATCTTGTCCTAGGAATTGAGCAATCCACTTATTAAGAGATATTGTTCCAAGGTCTTTGACATTAAAGGGAGAAAGGATAATATCTTGAAGCGGGTCATAACCTGTTCCTGGGAATTCTAATTCCTGCTTATAGTAACGCGGGAAGGCTTGTCCTAGCATCATACTTAACTTAGATTGGGAATGCTGTACTTCTCCATTCCTCATAATCTTAAAGTCTTTACCTTCTAGTAGAGAAGCTTCTCCTTTGAGGATACGATGTGCATTCTCTAAGATTAGGGAAGTCTCAGCTTGACGATATACATGAGTTAGCTCGACTACTGGGAGTTGAACGAGAGCATAGTTAAGAATGCTTCTATCCATAACAGGAGGAAGCTGGTTAATATCTCCAATGAAGATAATTTGGGTATTAGGACGCATAGCATCATATAATTGCTGCCATAGTTTAAGCCCAACCATAGAAGATTCCTCGATTATTAGGTGTGTAATGTCGAGGGGATTCATAGCAGTACGCTTAGGAACAAAGCGCATCTTCTCTTTCTCTGCCTCATAGTCCCAATAGAATTCAGGAGCATACTCAAGGAGATTATGAATTGTTGTTATGT